ACCTCGTCAAAAGTGAAACCACCTTTTGCATAAAAGATGATTTGAAATATTTGTTCGTGTAAATCTTTTTTATATTCGGGAGTCAGGCCAAAAAAACTGGGCAGTCATAGGAACTACCACTTTCTCCTTTTCACCTCTACTATTTTTAACTTCTATGGTGAAATCTAAATTAGGACTTGTTTCAACTACATATTGTCTAAAAGCTCTTGAATCTACTGATAAAAATTCATTGTCAACAAATTCATTAATAGTTTTTCTATCTATTTTTCCGTCAACTGATTTAATTAGATATTTTAATCTTATTGAATTTTCACGATTAATAGATTCTATATCATCTTTAAATACTTTTTTAATAGCTTCTACCTCTATGTCTATGTCCATTTCATCTTTGTGTGTTGGAATAGAAAAAGTTAAATCTCTTTCTGTTTTCGGTAGGGTAAACGAAAACGAGTTAATTCCTTTTTCGTATTTTGAAAAATCATAATCTTGTGGAACTAATTTTGTTAAGTCGGCTGTTCTTTTAACTTGTTCTCCATATTCATCAATGAAATAAAAATCATAGTCTTTACCATAGGCTAAAACTCTTGCTCCAACTAATATTGCATTTTTATCACCAACTAGTAAATCATTATAATCAATTGTTTTATCAACGATTAATGATTGTAATAGTTTGTCTAATGCTTTTCCTTGTTGAATTAAATTTGCAGATGTAAGAATATCTTCATCTCGTGCAGTCATATATCTCATTTCTATTTTACCACTTGACAAAGGATTGTCTTTTGGATAGAAATGTCCCTTAGACGGCAAATCAATGATTTCCGTAGGGAATTTATTTTGTGTCATTATTACTCCTTTTGTTAAAACCTTTTAAATAACTATATTATTTTTTACCACTAAAGATTTTTTCAGCACCTGCGATACCAAAACAACCTAATGTGATAATAACAAATGAATTGTAAATGAATTCTTGAATTACTAATTCACTACCAAAAGCACCAGTAATCATATCAACCAAACTAGTTAATGTCATTACTGCGAAAGACATAAAACCAATAATTGATTTTTCATTGTATTCATTTTTATCTTTAAATATTTCACTAAATCCCATTTTTTGTCTCCTTAGAATTGTAGAATTGCATAATCATATTTTAGAGTTAATGCAATTTCAACTGGGTCTGATGTTGCGTAGTCCAATGTTCCGAAGTTAGCTGCTTCAATGTAAGTTCCTTTTAAAGTCCACTCTTCAACGATATCTCCGACTGGTCCTAATAAGTTAAAAGTAACATCTTTTTTGTAGAAGTCAGAATAACCTTGACGACCTGTTACTGATTCGTGATGTTCTCTAATCCACTCCATTACTCCTTGAGCGGCTGATGGAACTACTGGGTCATATAAAGTGATTTCTAATGGTTGCCATGCACCTTTACCTTTCACATATCTTTTAACATTAATGTGTTCTAAGATAACTTCATCAAACTGAATAGAAGGTCTATTCATTGCTTTGATTGTGAAGGCTGGTATACCTTCGATATACATAATGAACCTATTCTGTGTTTTAGGTTCAAAAGGTGTAAACATAATTTCTGATGGGTCTAATAGTTCAGCCATTATAAATCTCCGTGTTTCATATTCAGTAATAAATATAACGAAACCGAAAAAATGATTAAATATATTTGATTATGTTTTGAAAGTTTTTTGAAAGTTTTTATGATAAAAAAAAACCCCACTAAAAAGTGGGGCTTTTTCTCTGTCATTAACTATTATTCAGGGAATGTTGCACCTGTTGGTTGAACTACAAAGTCTAATACGATAAACTCTGCTGTTCTTGTTGGTTGAATAAATATCTGTCCGATTAGACGATTTCTATCGACTTCATCAGGAGTATTATTACTATCATCCATAACCACTCTAAATGCACTTAAACCACTATTTGACTGAACATCCTCTAAGAAAGGATTAACAACATTTAAGAAACGATTTCTTGTTGCTGTTGTGTTCTGTTCAAATACTAAGAAACGAGAAGTTGA